CACGTGAAACATCTGGTTTTTTTATACCATACATCGCAAGACGTTCCGGTGTTGCACCGTTGCCACCAAACTCCTGTTCATCAAGAGCCTGTTTCTGAGCCGGAGTCAAACCATCAGGATAAATGTTCATAGTTTCCCCCTTATATAGCAAGGTTAGATGAACCTGTGTGCATACCAGCCGCACCAAAACAAGTTGCTTCTGTTGTGTTCAAGTCTTCGGAAGTATTATCCATGATGATTTCCTGTTTACCTGCCGCATTAATAGCATCGGCTGAACCACTTGCACCAAGGAAATTACAACCTGTTACACGCAAACCTCTTGAATCCACACCAGCAATACTTATGCAAGCTGTACTTGTGAGCTCTATCTGTGTGAAATCACAATTGATAATAGATGGATTACCGACAAGACCTGTTCCATAGATACAGACAATTGCCGCACCAGTATTGTAAAGATGAAGATTCTCAATACGAACATCAACACCAGTAATTGTGATTGCAATTGAACCACCACCATGAAGAACTGTTGAATGAGGCGTTGCACCCGCACCAATCAAAGTAACATCGGCTTTAGTCATCGTAAGGGCTTCTGTCCATGTTCCCGGTAATACAACAACGACATCACCCTGTCCGGCGGTACAAGCATCAAGTCCACCCTGTACAGTTGTGAAAACATTGCCTGTTGGTTTTGATAGAATAAAATCTTTGTAATCCGCATCAGTAGATTTCTTTACATAAAAAACCTGACCTACCATCTGTTTATTCAATTCAGAAAGGACATTACCCATTCCGCGATTTGAAAAGAAATAACTTTTGAATTTAGCCATCTTTGTTTCCTCCACCATCCTATCGGTTTAATGTATGGTAGAGGGTGAGTACCGACAACCCACCCCCACCGGGCGACCTTACACACGACGCGCAAGGTACGATTTTAGAGTGTGCCTACGTCCCTGATAGCTACTTGGTCCTGAAAGGAAGTACATCCCTGTTCCATGTAGATATACATTGTGGCTGTGTAAGCATCATAACGACCGGAAGAATCTGTATGACGTTCAAACATTGAACCGTCTTTATCCATCCAATCGAAATCCTTGAACCTGAATATTTTGAGATACTTTGTATTCGGAACAAGAATTGTGTTTGCAGGGCATTGTCTGTCAACAAGCAGAGGAAGCCAATCATTACCTGCCTGATAACCTGCTACCTGCCATCCACCCTTAAGTTTAAGAGTCTGAGGAGAATAACGTCTGTCAGCCTGTAAAAGATTAATGAATGTTCTGCGAACTGCATAATCCATAATCATCATCTGACCGCTATGACTTTCTTCACCTGTTGCTTCTGAAACTTTATCAAGTGCTTCCTGTATCATTTCTTCTGATAAGGAAGTTGTAGAGTTTGAATTGTGAATGATATTCGCATCGAGAATCTTATATGTATCGCGACTCTGATTCTGAATAGTGATAAGAGCATGATTCAGCCCAAAATAAGAACTTGTGTCATCTAATGCGTAATTATCAATCAAAGTCATAAGACCGTGCATACCATAATTAGTAGTTCCGGCGGCAACCTCACCATAACGGAAGATATACCTGTTATCGCTCCATTTTTCTGTTGCAATAGTAGCACTAAGATAATCTTCAAGAACGAAAGAAAGCTTATCTGATGCAATCGTTCCGACCTGATGGGCTGTTGCCTCTGTGAGCCCATTAGATATATCTGTATCGGCTGTTTTCACAACGATAGTGGAAACACCTGCAGTTGTTGTCATTGCGTTGGACTGTATTGGCATACCTTTACGAAGCCAAATAGTTCCCGGACCATCTACATCGACCTGAGAATCAGAACCACCACCAGCGGCACTTGTAATACCAAGATAACCCTGTGCCGGATTAATAACCTGCAATGCGATTTCGTTTTTCATCGAAGTCGTCATAGACTTGATTTCAAGGTCAACGACCTCAGCGAAACGAGTTGCATTTACAGCGGAAGCCGCCATTGCGGGACCGGTAAATTTAATCTGACCATAGAGATACTTCAACGGTACTTCAAGCTGAATTGTGCTTGTCTGACGAGCAGACGGCAGAGCGGCGGATTCTGAACGAAGTCCAAGACCCTGATTGTTTCTTGTCAGTACCGGAAATGTTGCTTTAAGACCAACACCGGAAGCTGTAACTTGCTCTGACTCTTTTTTAAGAGCAGAATAATACGGTGTTGCGTTATTAAGTCTGTCAACGATTGCGCCATAATAATTTATCTTCAACGCATTTGACATTGTTGATAGTGTTGCACCAGCCATTGTATTCCTCCTGTTTTAGTTACCGAGGATTGCGGCTTTCATATCAGAAATAAAACCTTTCTTAGCCGAACCATCCTCTAAAGACAGGGATTTTGGCTCTCCGGGTGCAGATTGAATATTCGTTAAATCAACGTACTTTGATTTTTCCTCTTCACTTGATTCGATAAACTCTTTAATAACTGAGGCTTTCATTTTCTCTTTTTCTTCTGTAAGCCTTTTAGTTGCAAAATGCTTCCATTTTAGTATTACGTTCTTCAACAAACTTATCTGTAATACTCATAATGTCGTCAGAGTTTTCTGCAATAGCTCTATCTGTAATCAAGTTTACGTCTTCATTAGAGAGAGTCAGATTTCCTTCTTTATCTTTATGCTTATCAACGGCTTGCTGAATAAGACCTTTGTAGTAATCGACTCTTGAGTTTTTATCTCTACTTTTAATTTCATTCTCAAGGGCTTGTACTCTTTTGAGAGCTTCACTATCATCGGGCTTCTTTTGAATTGGATTACCTTCGTCATCAAAATTATCAACTGCCTCTTTCTCTTTCTCTGTTAATGGAAGACCTTGTTTTTTTCGGTCAATCGCTTTCCAAACAAAATCGGCAAGCTCTTTATCCGAGTTTAACAATGAGTCCATCTCAAAATACTGCTGATACTGATTTTCAAACTGCGACTTAGATTGCGCTAAATCCTGTCGTCCTTTGAACACTTCACCAACAAGCTTCTTTCCTTCTTCAACGCTGACATTCTTATCTTCAATAAGGTCAGCAAAATCCGGAAAGGTTTCAGCAAATGATTTGGGTTGTGCTCCTTCGTCTGCCGGAGCGGGAGTGCCGTCGCCCTCTTTACCCTCTTCATTTTCTGCCGGATGAGTTCCGTCTGGTTCTCCACCCTCAGCAGGTTTGTTTGCTTCATTGGCTTTCTGTTCTTCCGCGGCTTTTGCTACTGCCGCACCTTCGTCTGTTATTACACTTGGGTCAGGGAAAGCCGCTGTTCCTTCTGCAACACCTGCTCCACCATCACCAGACATATCAATTACTTCATTAGGTTCATTATTAGGTAATACCATTTGTTTCCTCCTTGCGTTACTGTTTTACGGTTTGCTGTGGTACGCCGCCCGGTTTACCTGATTGCTTAAAAGCTACTTTTCTTTCAGCAACCAAGTTGTTAATCTCTTCTTCTTTCTTAACTCTTTCCAAAATCTTGTCCTGTTTAGCGGCTTCTACTGCTTCCTGTTCAATCCGCTGTTCTTCCTGTTGCGCCTGATATGCCGGGTCATTTTCAATATGCTGTTGCCGGTGCTCTTGAATAAATTGCGCCATCTCAGGATTCGTTTTTTCAAGTTCACGATAATCATTTGTCTTACAGAATAAATCGTGCTCCTGTTTATGTATTGGGTGATTATCAAAATATTTAATAGGAGTAGGTTGACCGCGTAACCAAAGTTTATGCTCACGTTGCGCCATCTTTATATCAATTCTCATTTCTTTATAAACAGAATCAACATCACCGACTTCCGCAACTGTAAGTATTCTCATACGAAGACTTTCCGAAATATCTTCCGGCTTACCAAAAGCACCACCCATATAATAATTAAGGATTGTCTGTTGTTTCGCGGCAAGCGAAGTTGGAAATGAAGAGCCTTTTATCACTTTAATTTTTGTGGGAAATTTTTCAGTATGTTCAAAATCAAGAAGTTCCACATCATTATCTGAACCAACGACTTCAAGCTTTCTATTGATAACAAGTTTTTCATCTGCAAGTTCAAGCATCCAACTCCAAAATTCTTCATCACATATTTCCACACGACTCTGAACCGGAGCATAAACTGTTTGGTCCTGTTCCTGTAAAAACTGCATAGCGACCTTTGACTCAACGCCGGGAACGCTCATACCCTTAGAAGTATCGTGAAGGTTAGAAACCTGCTCCATTGTCCTTTCATCGACTTCAAGGGATTTGAACATTGTAGGCGGTATCTGAGCTCCCTCAATAACGCGAGGTGGTTCATAACCCATTGGCGTATTATGTGTTATAACTTCGCCGGGTTCATTATCAATTGCAGTTTTGGCAACCTGACTCATTTTATGGATAAGCCATTTAGGTTTTGCCATTTGATTCTCAATTTCCTGTATAGCAGAATGTGTCCGATTTATCTTAACCTGCACAGGAATTTGCTGATTAACCGGCGTTTCACCATGCCACCGTTCATGCAATTTAATATAGTCATATTTCTGTATTCCAAAAGTTTTATACTTCTTCATAAATTTATATGGAAGATTTTTTGGGTCATCAAGCAGAACACCATTTGAAGTATAAATAATTCTTCCGTCCGGATATTCGTCTGTGGGTAATTGCATATATTGCCGGATTGTCGCAAAGCCTTTTAGAAGTCCGGAATCTTTATCTCTACTCTGCTGAGGCTCACTTTCTGATACGTTATACATACTGTTCTTCAAAAGAGATTGCATAGACTTTTCCATCGAAGATGTATTGTGTGGAGTTTCCGGTTTAACATATTTGCCATAAGGAAAACGTTCACGTATATAAGCAAGTGGGCGAGAGAACATTATACCAAGTTCATTTGTGTTTTTCATACTTGTCGCACCCTGTTTCCACACGACTTCAAAAGGACTCAGGATTTGAACATTGATTTCACCGGTATATAAATTTGAGTTTTTTCCATTCTTTGTTTTTATTCGTGCGACTTCATCACCATCAAGCGGATTCCAAAAACCCATTTTATATGCTGAACCATAAATATACATGAGTTGGTACATATCCATTTGGAGAAGATGAGCTAAATTGTATTGCTGAATATAAAGCAGAAGCTTCCGGGCAATCTGAGAAGCGTTTGTCGCCATATCGCTTCCTTCATCAAGCGGGACGCTTTGAAAGATTGAAGGGTTTTTTGAGAGTTTTGCTACCGTATGCAATACGTTTGATTGAATACGATTATCCACATAACGTACTCTCCAAGAAGGCTTTGTTGGGATTTTCATTGAACCTTTAAAATTATCCCACGTAATATAATGGAAGCCCAAGAAGAAAGCCATATTGCGATACCAGTTTATTTCATAAGGTCTTCGCGCGAGTAATCCTATTTTGAAAAAATCTTCTGCATCTTGAAAATATTTCTTTTGGTCCGTATTAAGAACCTGTGATGTGTCACCACCTAAAAATTTTCTTACCTGAGCTAAAGCCATATTTTACCTCATCCGTATTTTTTTACAACTTTGTTCATTTCATCATCAAGTGATTTTGACTCTTTTCTCAATTTTATCAATTTAGCCTTCTTAACATTGTCTTCTCTTTGCGCTAAAACTTCATCCGTTTCCGGGAAACCGCTGATAAACATTGCGTCAGCTTTGTCACCCTGTTCAAGTATCTTCGCTTCACCGAGCGAGTTTGCTAAAATCCTGTCGCTGAGATACTTTACGGTTCTGTAAAATAGTATCGCACAAAATAAACCACATAGCAGTAGGAATCCTATCATTCCTATCAGAAGCCAAAACATCGTAACCTGTTCTATCATTTTTCACCTCACTTACCATTGGTCGCCTAAAACATTATTCATATCGTTTTGTCCTACGTGTCGGCTTTTAAATTCCTTCTCAATCATATCCTTCTTCCACTCTTTATGCTCTTGCTCTTTTGTCTTCCAAGTAATATTTATATCTGCATTAGTTCCTACCCTAATATCATAATCGGCTTTTTCCTCTGTAACTTTAGGTGCAGGTCTGGACATGATTGCGTACCGCCATTCATCCGCGGCATGGTCCTCCCCATGAGTATTGAGGTCATCTGTAAGTCTATCATCGTGAATGAGTTGCGGAATCGTCCTGATACTGTCACGGCAATTGGGATGACAAGAAATCAGGTTATGTTCAAGCAACATTCTAAACCTACCCCATCCAATTATGCGCCGGTTATCTCCGCGGATAATGGGAATATCCTCTAAAATCTCCTGCATAACTTCCGCGCCAGATTCGCCGGCAAACCCTTTTTTATGATGAGCTTTGTCCCCAAATATAGCCGGGTCAGCCACAAGATAATCGTATTTAATTCCATGAATATGAGATTTTATAACTTCGGCAAGTGCATCATAGTGCATTTTTTCAATATAGATTTCTTTGAATCGGTGTAAATGTCTATCCGGCATTACGCACCAAAATCCTACCGATGACGGCTTTGCAAATCCATAATCGAGCGATATGAAATGAGCCATCTCAGGGGAAATAGCTTTCGCGACCTCATGCCGGTTTTCTTCCCATTCAGTAAAATACTGACCCGAAAAAACATCCCAATCTCCGGAAAGAAGCATCTTACGTTCCTTCTCAGGAAGCATTTTGAGTCGCTTAATATAATTGGGGTCATTTTTAAGCAATATCTCATTATCATAAACTGTTGAGAAGATGAACGCCCGCGACATACTATCAATACTTTCCTCTTCAAGTTGCACTTCCCTTAATGAACCGTCCGGCTCTTCGACCTGCTGAAAATGACACACCTTGCCATCCTTCGGGCATTTATCAATCCAACGCTTCTTAACCCAAGCGTGACCGATATTTCCGGGATTAGCAGTAGCACGTATGTAACATTTCACCCCAGTTTGCGAAGACCTGATCTGAACCATTAAGAATAATTACTGAGTTTGCGTAAACTCTTCTACTTGGTCAAATCCCATGAAATGATATTCATGTCCGTGATAAATCCATTTATCATCCTCATGCTCACAATGAGCAAGTTTCAATTTCCAACCGTCCTTCTTCGGGTCATCGGGATGAGGAAAAGTCCACGTATTCGTTTGACTACTGAATCTCCCCCATCCCATAAACCAACGCTTTGACCTATCAATGATTTCCGCAAGACGCGGATTTGTACGCCTAAAGATTATCGCCCGGTAATTAGGATTTGTATGCTGACGACAAGATTCCGCCAAAAGGCTATCGGTTTTACCCGGACCTTTCGCGCCACCAAACAAAACCTCATAAGCAGGGTTCTTTAAAAAATCTTCTTGCTTAGGTTGTGGTTTCCAATCAAAACTCATCTGCTATTTTCTTCCCTGTCCTCTACCGCCGCCTCTTGGTTTTGGGTCGCCTTTCTTTGCTCCTGCCATATCACTCCTCCTTGTTTAAGTTTCTACTATACAACAATTTAACGTGCGTTCTCTTTTTGCAGAAAGGACATATCGGCTCAAACTCATCGTATCTTGTAAACTCAAACTTGCAAGCTGTGCAAGTGAATCTGTGTAAATAGTTTGGTTTAAATGCTTTAGTGTCCATTTCATTTATTCTTCGTGTTTCCCTTCAACACCACGTTTCACCCGGTCTGCCGTCCTTTCCTGTAAAATACTAAGAGCCCTATGTAAATTAGAAAGCGCATCAGTATTGGCTTTGCAAGCGAAGCGACTGCTTTGGTAAAAGTCCAACCTTCCAATGCAAGCCAAAATAACCGTCTCTACGAAACATCCATTTTCCTCAATAATAGGATTCCCTTTTGAATCCCGGGGTATAGGTCCATTCTGCCAATGCACAACAAGCCCTATGCTTGTAGATGTCCCACCCGCCGGATTTCCTAAATCATCCAAATTGTGAATCTGATTAATTTTCTGTATCATCGCCGGTATCTCCTTATAGTTCTATGCAATCGTAAAGATTGTTTATTTCAAGTGTCAAATCTACAATTTGTCATGTTAGCCGCCCATTACCATATACAACAACATACACACAAAAAGGATGCCAGCTATGTAATTAGTCACATCCTCAACAAACCTTTCCTTACCCCTCACCCTTTCCTCCTTTCTTTTTGAAGATTTTTTTTAGAAATTTATACCCTTTCTCCAAACTCGACCATTTTACCTTTATCCAAATACGCTTCTTCACTATTTCCCCCCTTGACAACCATAATGTGCCGGTTCGCTACTTTAACATTTTGGCGATAGGAGAGGTAATAAAGAGTATCATGCGCCGTCCCGAGACACCCCCCCTCTCAACCTCTTTGGTTTACATCTTTCAAGTCTATGCTTATACAATCTTTGCTTGTACACTCTGTAGGCTCTATGCTTGCACTGTCTGATGCTATAGCTTGCACATCAAACACGTTCTTTAACGGTTGAGTAACGGTTACAGTAGGTAGGTATAACTTCACGCCTGTCTCTGTCTTGACGTTGCTCTCTATGTGCTGTGTCTTATGCATACCAACGGTGTTAATGGCCACAAATTCAGCATATCTGGTGTCATACAATCCCTCTAAGCCGTTTAATATCAACATGTTACGCTGAACATCTCGCGCGTGAGATAGAGCATCTGTCAAGAGTGGATAGTTGACATCCTTCGCCAATTTCCTTAACTTGTTACTTGTCGTGCCAATAGTAATTGCAAAGCTTGATACAAGTGGTAAGTCATTTGCTATCTTACACTCTTCTTTGACAGTATGGGAACGGTATTGTTTAGTTCTCGTACTTGTACGATAAGGTTCAATGTTAAAGTAATTGTGAATGAGATAAGAAAGGTGTTTGTCTGAGTATTCGCCGGTTTTAGTCTTAAACTTGTTCATGTGTTTATTATCGGCTGGAAGCAGTCAAGGCTTTAGGGGTTGAAAGTGGGGTGTTGATTGGTTGCTAATAAGCTGGTGGAGGGGTCTATTCAATCGCTGACGCTATTTTAATGCCGTTTTGATGCTCTGCTATGGCTTTGTTGGTGTTAATGGCTTAGATGGTGCATGGATGCAGTTGAGGCGGACTCTTCGCTTGTGTTGTCAATGCTGGGGTTCTCTGGCACTCTCTCACACTCTCTCTTTTAATATTTATAAATAGTTATAGTAAGACGTTGCAATGTCATCAAATCAGTTGAATAGGTTACAATCAAGATATGTACTATATGGTTACTCCCACTTAACTTATACGTAATAAGTCAATTGGTTATCTTTATAAACTATGTATATAGGAAAATAACGGTTAGTCCACGGTTGCTTAACCGCGTGGACACTTCTCTTTCTCTTTCTCTTTCTTTTAGCTTTAAAAGCTTTACGCTTACACTTCTTACGTATTACATAAATATACTATAAGACGTAATAGTAGATATAGACATACTATATATATATAAAAGAGGTAACAAATGCCTCAACAAATCTCTGAGTTATAGAACCGTTGCATAACCGTTCTTTTACGTTTGACTTACAAGCCAATGGTGACGTTTGGCAGATTGTCAGCGAAGCTGACAAACTGCTTAACCTTGTCCTTTGATTACGCTCTATATATAGTCAAGTCAAGGTTTGATAAGATAACAGTTATAAGCCATAAAAGGTTGCTATAATCTCTTGATTAAAGAAATAAGCTGACTCCTCAAAGCGCAAGCCCTGTGCCAACCGGCGTGTTATCTTGTCAAGGGTTTTGCCATCTTTTTTGAAGTTTTTTTCAGCCTCACTTACAGCGGTTCTGCCTCTCCCATAGCGTCGCCCTAAGTCAATCAGGAGATCTCCCCGCCGAAAAATAAAACTTGACAGCGACACCCCTCCGGCGTTATAACAGGGTGAGCCGGACAGCATGAAGCCGACGGCAACCAAGGAGGGCAGAGCATGAGAACGGAAAGCATCACGGTCGAGGGCAGAGAGTTTGTCACGGCAATAGCTTGTAACCTTTGCCGGTCATGTAAGCACGCTTGTCGTGTTGTTCACATGAACGCTTTACAAGACACAATCGAATGTACACATATAGAAGCTTTGAAAGAAAAGGTTATCAGAACTAACAGTTGTTTTTATTATGAGGTGAAATAATGAAAGTTA